CAAAATGTGAGTAGATGCGACTCATGTAATAACCGCCCGGATGATTGCGAGTGTAGTTACTGCCCGTGTTGCGATACACATAGTCCAGATGGTTGCAATGAGTGCGACATGTGCGAACGGTGTGATCGTTGCGTTACACATAGCGACTGCAACTGTACACGCTGCGGCGAATGCGGCGAATTACGGGCAGGGATATACTCACACCAGCGTGACGAGTGCTCCTGCGACCGCTGCGAAACGTGTGACGAACTCGAAGATGAGTGTGAATGCGATGACAGGCCATATCACACTTGCGAACCTGACCCGGATGCGAAGTATGACGGCATGGACGCAGCTGGGGCAAGGGCATTCTTGAATCGGGTATTCGTATGCTTGCGAGATACTCGCGAGACAGCAGAAGGTGAACGGGCCATACTGATTGCGGCCTATAACAGACTGTGAGAGTGAGGGAACATGAATAAAACAGAGACGGCACGATTGGTGGACATGTTGCGATATCGCCGCAAGGCCCGGTCACGGACCGAGAATGCGTTTATCTCGAAGTATCTCGACAGCATACCGGGAATGTATGCAGATGACTTCGGCAACCGCATACTGCCGCATACCGGGGCCAGAGTCATGATCTCGGCCCACACTGACAGCGTGAGTCGGCTTGATGGAATGCAATCGGTATCGGTGTCGCATGGCGGTATCGTATCGCTTGCGAAGGGCGAACGCTTAAGTAACTGCCTGGGCGCTGACGATGCAGCGGGTATCTATATCGCCTTGCGTATGATTGAGGCAAATGTACCTGCTACATTCGTGTTCCATCGGGACGAAGAGACGGGCGGCAATGGTAGCGCGTGGCTGGCCAAGTCATACCCGGAATGGCTGGAATCGTTCGATATCTGTCTCGCACTTGACAGGCGCGGGACAAAAGATATCATCGTCTCGCAGTCGTGGGCCGGGTGCGCCAGTGACACGTTCGCGGAGTCACTGGCGGCGCAACTTGGCATGGGCCACAAGGCGGCTGACGGGATATTCACGGACAGCGCGAACTATACGGAACTCATCGCAGAGTGCAGCAATATCAGCGTGGGTTACCAGAATGAACACAGTGTCTGTGAGACATTGGATCTCGGGTATCTTGAGCGGGTGACGCAGGCTCTCATCGCCGTGGATTGGGGTGCTGTGTCAGTGGAACGCAAGCCGGGTGAGTATGTGCCGATGTGGCCAGCGTCCCGCAAGTTCGACCGACTCGACTGGCGGCAATTCCTACTCGACGATGACGAGACAAGCGCGGGTGACGAGCTTGAGGCGAAGTGGCTGGCCGAGGAGTTGGAATACAGCAGACGCACCCGCTACCACATGTAAAGGCGGCGGTGTAGCGGCTACAGTGGCGACGTAACACGAAGAAAACAAAGGAGATACCATGACGATTGCAGATTGGGATAAAGAGATCACAGAGACACCGACACCTGCGCTGGTGGCAAGGCTGGCAGCGTTCCGGGAACTTGAGAGGTGGCCGTTGTACAAACGGGAGTTTACACACGGAAACAAAGTCTTGCTGATCTCCATCTGGTATGAGTTGCGGCGACGGGGTGAGGACGTGGGCAGCACGTTCGAGGGCGGAGAATGAACACGATCTATGTCACACTGCGGTCGGACGAGTACGATTGTTTTGAGGCCTTGAAAGCGGTGAGTGGCTGGTTCCCTGATGCTGCTTTCATCGAGAGCGTATTGTCCGATCACGATCACGTGTTTCGAGTACACCTGATACGCACTCTGCGGGTGGCTGTGGGATGAGGGCCGCTCTCATGGCAGTGCTTGCGGTACTGGTAGGTGTAGTAGTGGCGGCGATACCGCTGCTCATCATGGTGTACGGGGATTGATATGACGCAGCAAAAGGAACCGAGATGGCTCATGCCATTGTATGTGGGAATGTTTTTGACACTAGTGGCGGAGGTGCTTGCCATTGCGGCATTCGTAATCCACCCCCTGACAGGAGCGTAACATGGACTACAAACAACGAGACGAATACGAAAAGGCGCAATGCGCTAAGCTGGCGGCGATGATGCCGGGGTTGTTGGACCTGCTCCCCGGCTGGGTATTGAAACCGTCCGACGACGGCGAACGCTGGCGGCAATACGTGATCGAGTGTGATGGCATGGGCATTTATATCTCACTCGACAGGGCCGGGAAGTGGGACCGGGTGAACATCGGGTCATGGCACTGGCCTAAGTACGTACCCTACACCGACAGGCGGCACACGTCGGAGGTCAGCATCACGCCACGGGAATTGGCGGGGAGTCAGAGTCTTGCGTCTATCTCAGTGGCTCTCGACCGAGGCGCGGCGGCACTAGCAGACGGTATCCGCAAGCGGTTTCTCCCCGAGTACACCCGGCTGTATGCGGAGTGCGTGAGGGTGGCGGCAGAGCGGCAAGTGTACCAGAATGCCTGCCGTGATGTGTGGGCGGAGATCTGCGGCGTCATCGGCAAGAAACCGGATCACGGCTATCAGTACGGGCCGCACGGCATGACACTGAACCAGCGGGGCGATAAGACGGCGCGGCTGGAGATGGATGTCACCCCGGCGCAACTGCGGGTCATCATCGCGGCCCTGAAAGCGTAGCTGCTACACAATCACACGACAAGGAGGCAACAAAACATATGCGGCCCACAAAGTAACGGACCTACTACTACTCAAGGGTGTGGCGGAGATGGTCGCCCAATATAATCATCCGGCCCACACCCGGCTAACTGGACACCCCGGATATCCCAAGTACCGGGCCGCAAGAGCGGACGCAGGATGGGCCGAACAGGAGAGAACTACCATGAGCAAGACAACAGCCAAGTATTGTGGCAACTGCGGCAAGCGAACCAAGCAGACGAACAAGCGCAAGTCCCCAGTGGGCCGGGGCGTGACCGTGTGCGAGGGATGCCGTCGCCGCCAGGCAAAGGGGGTGCGGGAAGATGTCTAACTTATACGGCGCATCCCGCCAGTGGGCGGAGCGCCCCGCAGATCAGAGGTTCTGGACCATATCCGACATGCTTGAGAAGATGTCGGATTACACGTCCGAGTGCCGGGTGGACCCGGTGGCGTTGTCGGAGTGCAGCATCATCACGAGCGGTGACGGCTACGGTCCCGAGTATGACGGGGATGATGATCTCCTCCTCCTCACCCCGTCCGATGACGTGATCACATTCCAGCATTACTCCTTCGGCCAGCTTGCCGGGATTGCCAAGTCCCCGGCTGCATACCTACGGGAGCTTCCGGCCCCGCTTGCGGCCCAATGCCTGAACCACGGGCTTGCAAGGGTGGGCGGTGAACAGGCCATGCTGCTGCACCAGAATGGAGGCTTGGCCCTACGCTGCATCACATCACAGGAATACTCCCGGATCTGGAACTGGGAGGTGGCGGAGATGGCACTGGCGCTCGAAGAGGGCGAGGGGTGGCGAGTACCCCCGGCGCGGCCCTGTAATCTCTCCGGTGTGGAAGTGCGGACGGCTACCGCTGCCGACTGCTTGCGGCGTGCCTCTCACCCATCCCTCGGTATCAAACCGGGCGATAAGATTTCCCCTGCCGGGCTGTATGCCAGCGACAAGGACTGTTACATCCTGCAAATTAACGAGGATTGCAGCATCGAGGGCGGCAACGGCGAGAACCTGTATCGCGGCGTGATCTGGGGCAACTCTGAAGTCGGGGACCGCAGGTTCTTCGGCACCATGTTCCTGTTCGAGAGTATCTGTGGGAACCACATCATCTGGAACTCGAAGGTACTGGCGGAGATCAGCATCCGCCACACTGGCAACGCACGGGAAGCGTTTGCGGAGGCGATGGCGAGTATCACTGGCAACATGAATCGGGCCGGGTCCGAAGATGAGAAGCGGATCAAGGCGGCGAAGCGGTATGAGCTTGGGCCGGGTCGCGACGAGGTAGTGGATCTGGTATTCCGCAAGAACTTCGGCCTCACCCGTGCCGAATGCAGCGACGCCTATACCATCGCGGATCGGGTGCAGGATGACCACGGTGGCAACCCGACGAGCGCCTGGGGTTACGTTGCGGGACTCACTCGTCTGTCTCAGGGTGTGTATGCCGACTCCCGTGAGCGGATGGATCGAGCTGGCGGTAAGATTCTGGAGATGGCGCAGTAAAGCGGCCAAGTGTAGCAGCTACAGGAGAAACGACAATGACAAAGTACACCACGAAGTACATGACGGTTGAGAACATCCCCCAAATCGGGGGGATGCTGGCGCAGGAGCTGAACGATGTTGGGCTTGCTGCGAGAAATGCAATCGAACAGCACGAACCACCGCCAAACATGTCCGGCCTGTTCAAGGCAATCTCGGACGATACAAAAACGGCTACGTCCCTGCTCAAAATTGCTCAGGTGCATAAGGTTGCACAGGCTTTAATGGGCGGCGAACGCAGCACATACGTCCTCATCATCGAGACGCTGGATATGGGGATCTCCATCGGCCTGAAGATGGCAGCAGAGAGGGCACGGGAAGCACGGGTGTCCTGTCCCGACTGCGCTGACGGCACCCGGTATCCGAGTCTGGGTGCCGATTACGTCAAGGTTGCGGGAGTGGTGACTGAGGCACGGTGCATCACATGTGGCCGGGAGGTGAAGTAGGATGGACGACGTAAGGGTTAGTGAGGAAACAGCAGAAGAGATAAGAGACTTGCTGGCTAAGGTGTCGCAGGGGTTGCAGCTAACCCCCGAAGATCGAGACAATGCCGAAGTGTTCCGGCAGTTATTGGACCCGATATGCTGACCGATACCCGACACACCAAACTCTCCGCCCAACGCATCCGGCAACCGCCCCGTGCAGTATGTGACACCCAAGTAGGCACCTGTAAGGATGTGGCTGGTGTACCTGCTACAGTAACTCTCCGGTTCGCTCACGGGGTAAGCCTAGACATACGGTACGGCATCGCCTACGAGATGTCACCGAAGGAAGCACGGCAACTTGCGTTGACCCTTGCGGAGTACGCAAGCCGTGCCGACAGACTCGACGGCAAGGGCATCGGGATTGGCAGGCCGCATGTCTGATATCCGCGAGGAGATCAAGCGCCTCACCTACAACCAGCAGTTGCGTATCCTTTGCGGCAAACTCGGGGGCCAAGCAAAGGTAACCAAGGGTATCGGAACCCTGTCCCCGGAGCGGCGTAAGGAGATGTCCCTCGCCGCGAACATAGCCAAGCAGAAGAAGAAGGAGTGGAGAGAAATGAAACGAGCAAAAGCAGACGCACTACTGGTGAAGGTACTGGCAAGCATGGTGGCTACCATAAGCATGAACAAGAAGCACAGGCTGCGGCAAGCTGGCGAGGGGCTGCTGTTGAAGTACCTCGACACCAAGAAGCGGGACGTGATGGCAGTAATTGAAAGCGAGGACAAGTAGCATGGACATCCTTATGTATCTCGGATTCGTCTTTCTCTTGTCCTCTGTATGCGTCTGGTTTGACCCCGTCCTAGCCCTTACCATCTCCCGACTGCTTTCGCGGCGATCTGCCGCACTCAGGGCCTCAAGGCTGGAGTATAAGCGAGTCTGGGATGCGGGAAAATCACCTGACTCTGCGGCAAGTGTAGCAGCTACACCCGATCACGTCGCGGGGATTTACCTCCTACACCAGTAGAGCAAATATATCTGCGGACCCTATTGACAGGGCGGCACCTGATCCGTAATCTGGAGTTGTACCAACCGCCCACATCGGGCACCAAAAAGGAAAACGCACAATGGAACGTACAGTAATTCAGATCCCGGTCGGCAAGATCTCCGTGGACGATAACATCCGATTCTCTCTCCTCCCTGCCCGTGTGGCACGGCTGGCGGACATCATCACCAGCGATGGCACCGTCAAGAACCCCATCGAAGTCGTGGACATCGGTTCTGGCGAGTACATGCTGGAGACGGGCGCGTACCGCCTGGCTGCATCCACGAAAGCCGGGTTCGCTACCGTCCCCGCCTTCGTTGTGGAGAGCAAATCGGATGTGGACCGCCTGAAGTCTCAGCTCTCCGAGAACTTCGACCGTCAGGACATGACCCTCATGGATTGCGCGGTTGCGATCAAGAAGATGTTCTCTGCGGGTATGGACCGGGCTGCGATCCGCACCTACTTCGCCCGTCCGACTGGCAACAAGGGTACGGAGATGCGCCCCGCTTCAAACTCCTGGGTCAACATCATCAACGTCCTGAACGATATGTCCAAGAAGATTCAGATGTCGGCACACGTTGGCGACCTGTCCTTCCGCGCCATCTACGAACTGTCGAAGCATCCGAAGGCAGAACGCGATGTGATCTACAACGCAGCCCTCGAAGCTCGGGCAGCGGAGATTGAAGACGAGAACAAGCTCGACGCCAAGCTGGAGAAGTCTGAAGAGAAGACGAAGAAGATCGAGACGGCGGCAGCGGAAGCTGAAACCAGAGTCAAGGAGACTTCTACCGAACTGGAGAAGACTCAGACCGCGCTCAAGGAAGCTGATGCCTCCCTCAAGACTGCCAAGACCAAGGCCATCCGCGCATCGGAGTCCAAGTTCAACGCGCCGGAAGATGCGGATGTTGTCAAGAAGGCCGAACTCGTGGCAGCGGAGAAGGAGGCGAACGATGCCGTGACTGCGGCAACCAAGCTCAAGGAATCCCTCACCAAGAAAGTCAAGACTTTGGAATCCAAAGTCGAGACGGTCAAGACGACCGCCGAAGATCGGGCTGCGAAACTCAAGCAGCTCCGGGAAGCGGCCAAGTCTGGCGAGGCTCCCAAGAAGAAGGTGGCTTCGGTATCCGACGACGACGTGAAGAAGGCCGCGAAGAAAGTCGGCAGCGTGCCGGATAGCGGCCCGGTCAAGCTCAGCGCGACCGAGATGCGGAACGTGATCCGGGATCTGCAACTCCCCGGCTCCACGGCAAACGTGATCCTGATCGCCAAGGCATTCGATGAGTGCTTCGCCGGAAGCATCACCGACAATCAGCTCCTCAAGCGTCTGGCCCTCATCACGGGCGAGGCGAAACCGAAAGCGCCCAAAGCATAGACCAACCCCGATTCTCCTCGGTTGTTGACTTGGCCCCCGGCGTAAAAAACCGGGGGCTTTTTACATGTAGCAGGTACAGGAGTGGCGAGATGATGTGTTGCCATCATGGAGAGAGATATGGAACGTAACGAAAAACTCTGGGAGCTTACCAAGTATCTCCCGACTGGCAAGGAAGCAACACACCTACAACGGGAGGCATGGTACAGCCGATTCTTCTACCATCCGCCTATAGTACACAGGGACACATTCTACGCATCTTGGGAGGATGTGGGCAAAAGCAGATACAATTCAGTAGAGAGGACAAGACAACTATGATACCGATATTTGAGAACCGCAATGGCCGCTGGGTGTGTAGCGGATACACCCCCGTTACCGTCCCGGCCCCCATACTGGCGATGCCGGAAGTAGTGTGGTACAGGGAGGCAGCATGAGGCTCCGAATCGGGCTGGTGATCGTAGCTGCCGCTGTGTATGCCGCTGCGATGATTGGGGCGGTGAGATGGCAGGGGTAGGTAAGCTCCGGGTGCGTTGGCAGCGTATCGCCCCAGAGACTTACCCGGCCCTCTATCGCGTGCTGTCACTCGACGGCCCCGGCTGCATGACAGTGAATGTCCAGCCCCCCAACTACCCCGACGGTTTGGAGACTGACATCTTCACGGAGCTTACACTCCAGAACTCGGAAGCATGAAGCGCACATCCCTCCTCACTCTCGTCTCCCGCTGCGGCCCCGACTGCTGGATTTGCGGCATCCCGTGCGACATCCGGCCCGACCCGCACCCACGCCTAGTCATCACCCGCGATCACATCCACCCCCGTTCGCATGGCGGCACAGCCAAGCCGAACAACATCCTCCCTGCACACCAGTACTGCAACGTGAAGCGGGGCAATCGAGAAGTAACCCACGAGCTACGCACCGCTTGCCGCGTGTGGGTAGAACGCGAGGGCGGGAGTGCCATCCCGGATATCCTACTCGCAGCCGCGACTGTAGCCGCTACGCACAAACGCCCCCAGGTGTCAGGCCGGGGGCGTAAGGTTAAGCGGGATGTGTTGCGATCTATGGACGGGGGCTGGGACTAGCGGCCAGCCTCCGCTTCTTATCGCGGTGCGTCTTGTCGTTGACTCTCCGCGCTTCAGCTCGGCACTCTTTCCCGTTGCATGTGATCTGCATGGGAGTGGCCCTGGTGATGTTGGTTTTTGGACAGTGCGGGCACTTCGTGATGGTGCCGAAGTCTTTCCGCATGTGCTGGCCGGGAGAGAACCCGCGATTCAGGAACATGAGTCTGCGTCCCATCCTTCCACCAAAATAAACTCCACCCCGAGGGCGCGGAGGGCGGCGAGTGCCATAGCGGTTTCGAGTGTTGTGTGAGTTTCTGCAATTTCGCAACAATGATCCTGCGCGTACATCTCCACATGCCACCGATTGCCATCACTTGCCAGCGCCCAATCCCACTTGCGTTCCCACTTGCGTTCCCACATGCGATTCCGCAGCAGCTTCGACGCTACCGGGTCGCCGCAGAAGTCGGCAGGCTCCCATCTCCCCCACTCGTTGCGGGTTACTGGAGTGTGGTATCTGGCCCAGCGCCAAACCCCACTCTCGTGTATCGCCCGCCGCTCTGACGCTGGCGGCTCCGGGCAAAGCGCGTTGGCTACCGCCCGGTTGAGGTCTGCTTTGCTGTTGATTTGGATCATGCTGCATCTCCATGAGTTTTCCTTTGTGGGTGTCCAGTCTGGCGCAAAATTGTGGCATACTTGCGGGCTGGCACAATCGCCTCCGCAAGTTCGGCATGGGACAAGTTTTGCTCTCCTCGCAGCCCAAACGGCTTCGATTGCAGCGCGGCCAAGCGCAGCGGCTGCGTTGATTCTATCCCGCGACTCGATTGGAATAGGCGTGAATGCGGGCACGCTGACGCTCATCCCCTCCTCCGTATCTCAACATCCTCGTACACCCGAATCCCCTTGATCTTCTCCGCTTCGGCCCGGTCATGCTTCACAAGACCACTCACCCAGTCCTCATTGATGCACAGGATGTCCGAGTCTATCTCACCCTCCGCAACTGCAAGGATGATGGCCTCGAAGTTCTTCAGCTCCCACTTCACCACTCGCACTGCCGACGACCCGACCGCTCGTGTATCTGCTACACTCCCAGCTACATCTCGCGCTTCCTCTTCCTTCTCCTCCGCCTTCGCAAGCAGCCTGGTCTTCGATGCCTTACTGGTCACCAACTCGGCCCGTTCCCGTGCTGCCTCCGCTTCTTCCTCGATCCTCCGCGCTTGCGCCTCAGCCTCGATCTGCTTCTGCATCTCCTCCCGCTTGAAGGTCTGCATCGCGGCTTTGATCTGCGCTATCAGCCCCGTCTTCGGATGCCCAATCGGGTCCATATACTTCTTACGCAGGCTATACAGCGCCTGAAGCGCATCGTACATGGGCCGCACGACAGGCTCGAAGTCGGCCTCTATCTCCTTGTGCTTGGCTGCACACAGATTCAGGAGATTGGATGCCTGCTGGTACTGCTCCTCGTTTCGGATCTTTCCGACCGTCACGGCTTTGGTCTGCAAGCTGGCGACTGTAGCGGCTACAGATTTCTCGATGACGGCTACGTCGGTTTTAGTTGCGGTCTTGGTTTTCATAATTATCTCTCTGATATTTCTCATAGACATCACTTGACAGCCTTGCTATAATGCTATCTGGGGGTCCGATCATCCTTCTGATGATCTAAACGTCCTCCGATCAAGGGGGCGCTGCGCTGCTACTTGGCACACGCCTTCTCTAATTCATCCCGTAGCCTGTCATTCTCCAGCAGTAGTGCTTCAGCATTCTCCTGAGCACACCGCAAAGATGCCAAGTCCCCAGCCGGATCAGCTTGTGCTTCCAGCATCATGATGTAATCCCTTATTCCTTGCGGAAGATTGTTGATCTGCTCCGGGGTAGGGGTGAACTTCTCCAGCTCCTGCAATCTCACAGCCAGACTGGTATAGCTACTGGAGTACATCATTTTGCGCACGCTCTCAGCAACCGGGCAATGTCTGTCGAGTCTGATCCTCCACCCCCGGACGGCGAGTAATCCCAAATCTCAATTGCACCCGGAACACGGGATATAATCGCAGCCGCAGTAGCCAGTGTAGCTTTCTCCTCGTCAGATGCTTTAAGAGCAGTAGCGAATCTTACTTCATCCGGTGAGAATACCTCTAGTGGTTCCATTTCTGTATCCGCTACACCCGCGACCGAGAACGGGGTGGGCCAATACCGGGCCGCAGTTCCTTCTGCTGCTCTGACAGCTTCCGCTTCCGTCGAGAAGTCGACCTGCTCATGTCGAGTCTCCACCAGATCATCATCCTTTGAGAATCCAGATACGAAGAACCCGAAGCGGTTGACCCTCGGCTTGTGCTGCGTGTATGCCACCCAGTATGCGACCCGGCTCATCTACTCCTCCCCCTCTTTCATCCTGCTGATCTTTAGCGTGAACACGTCGGTCTTTTCCGTAGCCGCATCGAGTATGCTCTGCTTGACACCGAGATCCAGCAGCTTCGCACGGGAGATGGAAGTACGCGGTGCATTGTAGTACGCCAGCTTGCAGTCCCCGATCACCGCCTTCTCGATGCCATTGTCCGACACCAGCTTCTTGAGTGTAGCGGTTACACCCATACGCTCCCGTTCGAGCACGTCGATCTGGGATTTCAGATCCATGCTGGTTTCGACCAGTGACATGAACACGTCAGCAGTCTTCCTGCTCACCTGGTCCCTGATATCTGGGACAGGCTCTTCCTTCTGCTTCGGCTCGGGCTTAAACGGCGCAGGCTTGCTGCCGATGGGCGCGTTGCGAGAGCCGTGGATCTCGGCACGGGCCGATGCGAGATTACTTTTTGCCATATTAACTCCTATCCTTTGTCTCGAAAAACGTGGGAGTTAGTTGGATTTCTGGCTGCTTTTCCAGCATAAACCGGATAGCCAGCCGGATAATCACTGACACACTGATACCTGGGTACATAGCCAGCAGCCTGTCTTTCTCCGCGCCGTCGAGTTGTACTGACGTTTTGACTAATGCCATATACCTACATCATACCAGAGTGAGGGTATATTGTCAATACAAATATACCGCCGTGTACCTGCTACAGTTTCCAAGCCCAGTTAACGATAGCCCAGTTCTCTATACACTCCTCGTCTGTGGGGACTATGCCGATAGCCTCGCATCTGTCCCGGAAATAGGGTCCGTATGTGGCCAAGACTTCTGCTTCTGTCACAGTCACTACTCTGTTGCCGTCAGGGGATTCTTCGTCCTGTTCGTTGTATGCCCACGTCGTCATAACACCCCCCACTGAGATGCCATTGCGTCTATTTCCAGTTTATGGAAAACGCACTTAGTCTTGTTATCCATTCTTTGAACTCTTCTACTGTGTGATCCTGCTTGGCTATGTTGCACATTTTACAGCAAGGGACTACGTTCGTTTCTACGTAGCCGTGGCTATTGTCCACTCTATCCAGCCCGTTGTACGGGAACCCGTCTAAATGCTTCTTGTCTCGGAGAACATTGGAGCTTTTTACTCCGCAGTACTCACATGGTAGTCGAACGATTAAATCTACAAACTCTTTGGATAAAGACCAGATCAGTGACCTGTCCTTTGCGTGTCTCTTGGCTCTCAGGATTAGCTGGTTAATGGCCCATCCGTCATTAGCGAGTCGAGTCGATCTTTTGACTTCCCTCGATAGGCACCCGCAGCTTCTTGTGTTGTTGGATGTCAGTAATGTGCCTTGTACAGTCTTTGTGACTCCGCATATGCAGCTACAGAGATAGTGCCGCCTCCACCTCTTATCTTTGTGACTCAAGCGAATGACGGTTAGCCTGTAGAAAATATCACCCTCTTTGACTGTCGGTTTTTTAGATGAGGCCATATCCCCACTATACCACTGTAGCCCCCCATTCTTCCATCAAAAATTCCATTGAGATGCCATTGCGTTTGCCCACCCCTGGAACGTCTTCGCCCGGTCTTTACCCCGAGTCGGGGACGGTCCCATGTCATGAACACTCGTGCGGTATGGGGGCGGCAGGGGATTGGTTGGCACGAGCGGAGGCAACCCGCGCAGCCACAGATGTGTAGTCTTCAGCTCCGGGTGCCCGTACTCGTGTGGCTGGATAGTCTGAGTGTAGCGTCTCGGGATACGGAGGATGGCCTGCTCATGCTGTACCGGGTTCTCCACGCACAGCCGGGGGCATTTGATATCCAGCACCCGGTTAAAGAACGCCGCTGCTTCCTCCATGTTCTTCCACCGCACCGGGTCTATCCCGTGGACCTTTCGGTTCTGCTTCACGAACTTACCGCTCGGCATCATCACCAGTCGGGACTGGTACAGGTGCTTGACCCCGGAGTTAGACAGGTATGTGCATGGCGGATGAATTATTGCGAGGTCGAAACTGGAAATAGGCACAGACAGTATATCCCCCTGAATGTGGAATGGAGAATTATCATCCGGGGGGAATAGATCGCAAGACCATGCATCGTGTCCTTTGTCTCGGAATGCCCGCCTCACTACCCCTGAAACCTCACAGCCCACAAGTACTCTCATAGTGATTTCCAGATTGAGCGGTTGGAGATTCTGGTTATTGTGGGTCTGCTGACTTGGTAGATATTAGCTAGAGATTGTTGAGACATTCCGCCGTCCAGCCTCTCTCGTATTTTTACCACCTGCTGCGCTGTTAAGCGAGATCCGCCGCATCTCTTATCCCAAGTGCCGTGTTCTTTTTTATCATGTTCATTCTGTTTGTATGTCCCCCACCTAAGATTTTCAACCCAGTTGTGATCTGAGATTCCGTCTCGATGCCGAACACACGCTTTAGGAAATGGCTTAGGGCTTATGAAGCATTCTGCGACAAGGATGTGAATGTAAGTCCGCCGACTTATCCCATGTCCATCCCGTAGATCGATACCGAGATAACCTGATTCGTGTCGTCGTAATTTAGGTTTACTCCACCTATCCTCTGTAGTGAATCCGTTATAGAACATTCCAGATCTCCATCTGGATTCTATTTCTCCATTCGGGTATACACGGTATGCGGGGAAATTCGGCACAAGCACGGGCGTATTAAGCATGAGATGATTGCATCACAAGTCTATGCACTATTGTAGATGTGTTTCGTATGAATGCGTCTCGGATGACGCCGCTGTACTCGAATGCGATGAGAACTTTCATGTATCAGCTACACTCCTATTTCGGCAACAATCCCCAGCTCGGGGCCGTACACCAGTTCGCCTTCACAGGCACTCGTAACTCCACGCAATTCTCAAACACCTGCTTGATGAGCACCCCCAGTTCCTTCGCCATGTCGGTCCTGCACTCGAACAGTAACTCATCATGGATCTGGAGCAGCGGCCAGCAGTATTCGGACAGATGCTCGACCCAGAGGTCATACACCTCTGCCATCGCCAGTTTGATGATACCCTGCGCTCCCGACTGATACACAAAATTGGCCGCTTCCCGAAGTGCAGCCATCTGCACCCATTCATGCACGCTCTTAACCGCAGCCACATGTAGCACCCGGCCCCACATGTCATACATGTAGCCGCGAGTTCTCGCAATCCGATGCGCCCGCTTCCGATCCTCCATCACTCCCGAGTACCGGATGTAGAACTGATTGATGATGTTCTGGCACGGGTCCTCAGTCCACCTCGGCTCGAACTTCCCGCAGTCGTGCTCCATTGCTTTCTTACCGCAGTTCGCACAGATTACGGGCATCTGCTCCTGCAACCCCACCGCTGTGACATCGTACAGCGCAGCCAGCACGCATGTTTTACTCGGGGTCCTGTGCTCCAGCTTGTTGACGGTCGGGTACTTCCACTCCCCGGACTTATCCCGGTACCGCTCGTCCTTTAGCTTGAATGCAGATGTCGCGAAGTCAGAGTATATATCCTCTTCATTCTGGTATACCGACATCAAGTTCCGGTCGCCGCTGCTGTCTGCGGCCATCCGCACTTCGATCTGCGAGAAGTCTACGGAGACGTAGCTCCAGCCGGGGTCGGTGATGAATCCCTTTCGGATCTCCAGCCCCCTGTCGGTACGCGACGGCATCGCAAGCAGGTTCGGATCACTGCAACTTAGACGGCCACTGGGAACGCGGGTCGTCTTAAAGTTCGGGAACATACGCCACACCCCGAACTTGGTCCGGGTAGCCAGCTTCGGCATCGGCACCACATACGTCCCACGGAGCTTGGAGAGTTCCTTGAAGTCCTGCACCAGCCCCACCACCGGGTGCTCGTGCTGGATGGCCTTCAGCACCTCATCCTCCACTGATTCCCGGTCGCCGCTGGATGTCAGCTTGATACGGGCCTGCTTCAGCCCCAGCTTCTTGAAGAGTAAGTCGGCAACTTGATCGCCCGAGTCGATGTTGACGTAGTAGCCAGTGCTCTCCCGGACCTCCTCGGTTATCCGCTCCATATCCCGAGTCAGGTCCACTTCCATCTTGGCGAAGTGGGAGAGATCAACCTGAAGGCCACGCCCCGCGCACGTTTGCACAAAGGGCATGGCATTCATGTCGAGTCGGAATGCGGAACGGGGAGACGGCCCCAAATTGTGCATCCTTATCCCGTTGTAAAGTCTGAGCATGTGTAGCTGCTACACTCCCATTGCGGTTCGGATTGTGATCGCCAGCTTGTGTATGTCACCATCATTCACCAGTATCACATCTGGCATGATCTCCGCAATCACCAGTTCGCTTTCATGCCCTCTCTCCGGCTCGTCTTGCAGTCTCGGATTATCCACTCTCCAGACCTGACCACCCAGTTCCCTGATCCGTGTAACCTCGTTCTCGAACCGCACGTCGGAGATGGTCCACTTCCCCGGCCCGAGAGTGAGCTGCTTCACCCAGTAATCCGGGTCCTGTTTGCGGCGGTAGTCAGTACCCCACCACTGCAAGAGTTCCCGCATGAACTTGGATGTGGGCTTGCCGTACACGCACTCACGCAAGAGCATGGTGTCGGCGTAGTCAGGCATCCTCAGCACTTCTGCCCACATGCTACTTGACATGCCCGGTAGCCATTCCGGTTTGGTGCGGGACAGGTACCACAGTATCTCTCCTCGAACCCCGGCTCCGAACGACGCATTCTGATACCCCAGCATCGACAGCAGTGCCGCAACGGTGTCCTTCCCGGCCCCGAAGCTGCCGCAGATGCCGATCACTCTCGTCTCCGGTTTGCGTGTAGCGGGTACATCTAACTCCACGATGCGGCTTGGATTCGGCTCATCGTAAACCATTCCAAGTCCGCGCTCATACTCATCCACGTAGTTTATCTCGTCCTGTCCCATGTTAGTCTCCCACCCCGACCGCTTGGTCAATGAGATCCGACCGCAGATCGTTCAGCAGATCCGAGTCAGTCTCCTTCACTACGCCGTGAACATCCGCCCCGCAATCAGGGCACTTATGACCACGCTTCACAGGCTCGGGAATGAGTCCGGTCTTGCAGGCTCCGCATCTCCAGACGCCATCAGCTTCCTCGCAGTAGCTGGACTTGCGCCCAACCCGCACAATCACCTGCGCGGTATACTCGGCCCCGCGAGTGGCCCGTCTTTTGATCTGCTTCAGCTTCTTATCTGGTACCTTGATTGTCATGCTTCTCTCCTATACGGGTTCGACCACCTGCCCCACCTCTCACTCGCCGCTGGCTTCTTCACTGTCCCGTTCAGCCCATCCAGCAGCTCTTTCAACTTCCCCGCCGTCATCTGATCCGCGAGGGTGTAGGTAGACGGCCCCAGTACCCTCTCTGTCTCGTGAACCGGACCCACCCGCCACAGATGCCCTTCCGGCCACACCCGCCCTATCTTGCCAGCCGCTCGGAGAGTGCGATATATCTCGAAATACTCAGGACCGAGAGTGTCGTGATCGTCGTAGATCATCTCACATCCCCCCAGTTCTCAGGCGCTGTCTTCCGCACCCGTGCCAGCATCCGATCCAGTCTCGGATTCAGTCTACCTAGTACGTCCGAATCTCGGCAACTGTAATGTATGACTTCATCCAGCGGTGCATGTGTGATGCACATCCCCGGCCACTCGCCGCACCGCGCTTCAATCTCATCGTGCCGATCCTTCCAGTTCTCCCACGCATCCAACGGGTCCTTATCCGGGTTCTTCTTGTAGTCGGTATAGAACCGTTTCAGCTTCGTCCTCACGCTCTGCGGCTGGTACTTCTTCAAGCTGCCGTCCGATTGCGTAATCATCTGCGCTTCCGGCTTCTCCCACTCCTCGGCCCAAACCCCCATGAGATACTCCATCGCCCGAATCTTGGAATAAGGCCGCACCAGATCATCGAAGTCCTGCATAGTCGCGCCCAGCTCACGCCGCACGAGAGCCTTCAACCCCTGCGGCAGCACCCCGAGAGCGAACACCTTGACCATCGTATCCACGACCTTCTTCGCCGGAATCACCAGCCCCATCTTCGTCACCACCCGGAAGTCGAACAGCCAGTTGTGGAATAGGATCTTAGCACGCCAACGGTTGATGTACTTCTGTAGCCGCTGCACTGCCTTGGTGTCATCTGCCATCACCATGTACCCGGTCCCAGGCTGCGTCGAGTAGGTGTAGCAAAACGGGTCGCCGCCCTTCATCGTCTCGGTATCGGACGCCATATCGAAGTCTTCCTGCCCGTCGAGTGTATCAGCTACACCGTCCGCATTCACAATCTGGTAATCTTCCCAGCCTGCGTAGGAATCTTTCGGTGTCCGCAGCTTTTTGTGTCGAAACTTCCGCAGCCTCACCCAGTCGTTGCGGATGTGCAGCATCTTCTTCGGCTCATACATCCCGAGATTGGGATGGAACATGGGGAACACCCAAGTCTCGAACCGCTTGTTCCATCTCGGAATCCCGTGATCCATTTCCAGATCTATCTCCGGGTCCAGAGCGCGGCAAGCAAACGCCCCCATCGCGAGGATGAGTTCTGGCTTGGCTGCATCCAGCATCGGAGCCGCGTTGTGATTGAAGCAGGAAGTCAGCAACTCGATATCCTCCCACCTGTCCGACTTCAGCTTGCCCTTGTGGCGGTCGGGATAGCAGCAGATCGTATTCTGTAAGCAAATGTCTGATCGGTACAGGCCCGCGAGTGGGAGGTATCCCCGGTTCAGCTCCTCGCCCGCAGGGCCGATGAAAATCTGGCCTTTCTCATCCTCTCGCAATCCAGGAGACTCGCCCAGTGCGAACACACGAGCACGAGACGGGCCACTGGGTTGCAGGAGATTGAATTTCCTGGGGCAGGCGCTACACGGGGAGTTCACGGCCCTCCGCCTCTGTAGCCGCTACAGCCTGCACCAGCCGGAACTGCTGCATAGGCGGGATAGGTGCTCCCGTCCTCCGGTCCCGCGCCGGGTTCTCCTTGCTCCCGAGTGTCACAAGATCCCCATATTTCCAGCCGTCCGGGTACACCGACATGGTAAGATCTATAGGCAGGTTTATCGGAATGCTACACACTAGCCACCTCCTATCTACGACCGCGAATACAGGTCCGAGGTCCCTTGCCATCTTGCACAGATCCTTGTACTGCTCCCTCTGCCTCTTCACGCCTCTACTGACTTTCCTAAACATCGTCGTCCCTCCCCCACTCACACGACACAGTATGCAAGAAATTCCTCCACAGTGATGATATCGCGCCACTCACATGCCTGTGTCGGCATTCCAAGCAAGTCCATTCGAGTGTGGAGAATGACTCGACCAGCAGCAGGACTGCGATTGCAGCAAACAGTATACCCAGTGTTTCTTTCGGCGTCATTATCTTCTCTCCCTTATCTTTCGCACGATCTCTTTCGCTGTCTTCTCCCCGATGCCATCAAGCTCCATCCAGTCCTCTACGGTCGCGGTTGCGATACCGTACCCGGTTTGGAATTTCATATCAGCAGCCCCCGCTTTCTTGGTCCCAACTCCCGGCAGTCTCGCAGCCCATTCCTTGGCGAGGGTTGCCTTGCCAGATATCCCACTCAGCGGCAGCACCTGACACTCAGCGAGACTCGTGTGCGACTCCCACCGCTTCTGGAAATACTGGTAGATGTCGAAGATGTTCCGCGCCGTATGCGTCATGTCCCGACTCTGTGTAACCGCTACACCAGTCAGCGAGATCCCAGTGAGGTAGCGGTACAGCTTCGAGTATTTCACCGGGCGGTTGCGGTACTTGCTGACACCCCAGCTCCCACTGTACTTCTCGATGAGGATGTCCTCCCGGTCGTGACAGGCCCACTCGCCCTCGACGAGTAAGAACACCCGGTTGTAGGTCTGAACCAAGCCGGGGAGCTGGTGTGACGCGAATCGTGCCGTCTCGATGCAGTCGAGGATGTCATGCAGCTTCTTGCGTTCCACCCCGATTGCGATCTCACCACGGGGGCCGTTACCGGAGAAGCAGACATCTCCGAACCCGAGTGGAGTGCGTTCGACAGGGACACCAAGCCGCATGAGTGGTGCCGTGAGTTCACCGGAACCGACTCGCGGGTCAACATATATCACGCGAGTTCTCCCCACTCTTCCGGGTCACGCCCCTCGTACACCAGCTCCATCAGGCCCCGGAAGTTACAGTCCTTCCCCGTAAGCTCTGCCCCGATTAGCGACATCTGTGGCTTGCACTTCAGGATCTCGACGCCATGCACGATGCCCCTCTTCCCCTGCCGGAAGAAACTCCGCAGCTCGATTTTCACTAGATACCCGTTCGACGAAAATCCTGCCGATATCATCTTGCCCGTAGCCGACCGCTTCTCCCGACCCTTGTCATCAAACACAGGTGCGCCATTCTCGTCTGTATCCGCTACATATTCCTTCTTCAGCTTCTGCGTGAGCACGATCACCTTACCGCTTCTGTGCATCCGCATGAGGATAGCCTTGCGTGCCATGTTCACATCCGTATAGTGGTGCGGTAGAACCTGCGTGAGTTTCCCGAATGCGGCCAGCCTTTGCAACTCGTAGCCGTCTGAGTCGCCGTCCACTATCACCGTGCGTGCGTCAGTGTTATCCAGCCCACTATACAGCACCTCCTTGAATCGCGACCATGAGTTCTCCCATGTCCCCTTGTCATTCGTGGACCCGGCAGGCTTATACTCGATACTCTCGAATGCGAAGTTGTCCACATTCCTTGACTTCGGCGGATTCGGATTCTCCAGACATCCTTCGAGGCCGGGGTCCAGAGCCACGACGAGGCCGGGGCCGGGGCATGACAGACAGAACTCAGTCTTCCCCGAGTCGGTAGGACCCTCGATGCTGATAATAATCCCGCGATTCTGCGACACTGTTTCTGCCGTCTTGTATCTGCTAAAGCTCTTCGGTAGCGCCATCTTCCATCCTTTTGCACTCTAACATCAGATCCCAGGTCGAGTCCAGCTCTTCCTGCGTAAACTCAAACACGAACGTCCGCAGCATCGGCTTGATTGGACGGCCATAATCACCGCAGATAAACAGGACATGCAGCATAGCATGACATGTCCCCTTCGCCCGACAGTAGCTCCGCATCTGCGCGATCCACATCCACTGCTTGCGGATGTCCTTCCTCGCCGTCTTGTACGTTGCCTTGATCTCGTGAACAATCGAGTCATGTCGCTTCTTGCCGCGCTTCTCTACATGCACAATGCCGACAGACTCGCCATCCGGCGTCATGTAGATGCCGTCCACCAGCATCTCGCCGGGATGGTCAATGACATCGAGAGCAGGTCCGAGAATGCGCGGAATATAATACTGCTCCCATGCCAAGCCGATACTGATTCGGAGAATGGCGATGGGGTCGGTAATCTCCCGGTGGTCCGAGAGCAGGCCCATGCTCTCTTCTTCGTCGGTCGTGAGGATGCCCTCCTGTATAGCAATCCGGCGAATGATAGAGGACAAGTGGACGCCGGGTGACCGGGGTTCGTCTGACTCCGGGAGAAACAACGGGGCTTCTACTTCAGTAACAGTCACAAATAGTATCCTCTCCTCTTTACGCAACGGGGCGATACCGTTTCCAGCACCGCCCCGTGTATCCGCTACAGTGTACCGCCGTTTACTTCTTCTTGGCTTTCGGCTTCTCTTCCTTGACGACGATGTTCTTGCCGTCCAGCTCGAATCCGACCTGATCCAAGATCGCGATGAGGTTGTCATCGTCGGAGAACAGGAAGTCGGTCAGGGCGTCAACCAGCTCCTCGTCGTCCTTGAGAGCCTTCTTTGCGAGAGGTACCAGAGCTGCGCGGAAGCGGATCTTGGCCATGCCTTCCTCGTTTGCTTCGAGAACGGTCTTGACGAGTTCGGTTGCGGTTTCGGCAAGCTCTTCCTCTTCGCTCTTCGCGCCTTTCTTCGTGGCCTTCTTGACAGGCTTATCGTCCTCTTCTTCTTCCTCCTCTTCCGGTTCGGCCTTGCCCTTCACCGGAGGCTTGGCTTTCTTCTTGCCGCCCTTCTCCCACGGCGGGTCGATGAACTCGGTCACGACCGCAATCGTGCCGCGCTGTTTCGGTTTCGCTTCCGCATCGCCCGTGGACTTCTGGATCTTGCTCCAGTCTTTCGGCTCCAACTCCTCATGCACATGGCCGACCAGATCATCCAGGACGCTGATATCATCCACGAAATGCCCTTCCGGCAGGCCCGCATTGTAGAGCGAGTTGAGCAGAATTGACCACTTCGTCCCGTCCGGGAAGTTGCCTTCCTTGCCGGGAATCTCCTTGATCTTCTTGCCGCCCGACTTCGGATCAACCATGAACGCCTCGTGGACTTTGCGGCCAAAGCTGTAGAACTTCTCTTTCGGCTCCTTCTCGCCATCCGGGTCCTCGAACGACACCATCACGCCGAGAGAGGCCGGGAAGTTGGATTTCTCAGGTGCCCACAACTTGCACTCGAAAGTCAGTTTGTAATTGCCTTCGGGGATGCTGAACCCGCTGGCTACCAGCGAGGAAAGACTACCGAAAGCTGCGTGTTTAACTGTTGCCATTGTCTTGCATTCTCCTTATTGTTGACTTGCACAGGGACAGCTCTATGTCCACTGCTTCTACTGCTTCGGATATCACCGGGTCATGCACCCTGCGATCAACCGTTTGGCGGAGTAGTTGTACTGCTCTTCGAGCATCCGCCAGATTCTGTAGTGCTTTTTCGGGAAGGGTCATAGGGCGTGTGTAGCGGCTACAGAGAATTTCTTCGTCCTGTTCTCCGACATAATCCGAGTAAAGCATGTTACGCACGCTCGTACATCTTTTCCATATGGCAGTATTTCCAAGCTCTTCATGCCTATGCTCATGTCATCTACAGCCGCCAAGTTTCCGAAAGTGGAGCATGACTCGCATCTGCCCTGACCCAAGAAATAGGCGCTGTGCAGCATTTCCAAAGCTCTACGTTCTGTCTGTGTCACCGTAACCTTGGTGGCGGAGCCGGAAGCGTCCGCACTTCATTAAACAGGGAATGAAACGACTTCGGAGCCAGGTGCTTCCACTTCGGCCAGAACCAATCCATGTGCATGTCCCCAATAAACGTCTCCCCCTGATCTGACTTCGACCGCATGAGGCGACCGCACATTTGCACGATCTGCTGGATTGTCAGGTACATCGGGTATGCACTATCCTCCTCCGTCCGCGCCTTCATGACCTTACTCGGAGGCGGGAATGGAATCTTGGTAATGAACTGCCACTCTGCCATCTTACCCGGAAAGTCATATCCGGTACTGACACTAGGAGTCACGAACACCGTACCCCTCGTTGCTTCTCGGAACTGCTCGACAATCTCACCAGCCGCTTCCCCGCGCTTATTCAGCATGAAGTTGTCGCGATGCCGGGAATACTCTTCGAACTGGCGCTGCCTGTCATACGAGATCGTGTGGACTAACCCACTCCGGTCCCGGCGACGGCTTGCGATCTGGTCAAACATTCGCAGCATAGCCGTGAAGTTATCCGACTTTGAATCCATTCGCGCTGTCGGCACGTAATAGAACGGGTTCCGAGTCGGATCGAACTCACTCGGATACTCATGGAAATCAAACGAGTCCTTGCTCATGCCCGACAGATACATGGTCTTGGGCCGCAGTGTAGCAGATACAATCACGACCTTCGGGACACGCAGCAGAAGATACCCCTCCGCATACTTACCGGGTCGAACCGGATCGAACTGAAACCCATCGTCGATAGAGTCCACAACCCAGTCCGCTACCCGGCCCGTCGAGATCAGTCCCAGCTTCCTCACCAGATTCCGCAGGTGATTGTAGGCACGGATGTGAGATGTCTTGGGCTTGCCCACCCCGGTAATCTTCGCCTTCGCTACTGTGCAGGCATAGTCCGCAACTTGGCGGCAATTCACCGCCCACTTCTTCCATTCCGCAAACTCAAGCGCATCAGTCCCGGATAGGAACGGCACTCTCAGCCCCTCTTCTATCTCCTTGTGCCGCAGCACAACTTGCAGAGCACGTCCGAGGGCATTCGGCATCTCGTGGCCTTCATCGAATATGACCTGCTGGATGTGGCCCAGCCCCATCCCGTACTTCTTGGTCGAGATCCACTTGTCGTAGTTGGTGATCACTAGGTTGCTGGTAGCCGCTGCCATTTCGGCCCGAGTAGAAGCGCACCCAACCGACCCCTTGTACGGGCACTGTGCCGCATAGCCGTCCT